CAGTTTTAGCAACCGAATATCGAGTACCTAACTATCGCTTAGACCCGCACACTCACGACGAAGGTACTGAAACAACCGATTTCACAATTAACTGGTCTAACGGAGCAGTACATACAGTTACACTAAACGCTGCTGGGCCTTTAGTTATTACAATGAATAACCCAGTAAACGGTGGAGCATATTCTTTAAGAATTATCCAAGGGGCAACCCCCGGAACGGTTACATGGCCTGCAAACGTAAAATGGCCAGGAGGAACTCCACCAACGCTTTCAACTAACACCGGCGATGTTGATCTTGTTAACTTGCTGTACTTTGATGATGGCGGCGGCAACACTTATTATTATGCAACGTCAGCATTAGCATTTGCTTAATTATGAGCTTACTACGATTAATTACATTTCGGCAGCAGGCAACAGAAGATGAGTATCGTGTTGTGCCAACTAATGGATTAATGTTGTATTACGATTTTACTAATTCAAATTGTTATTCAGGCACTGGCTCTACGGTTAATGATTTATCCGGTAATTCATATAACGGAACTTTAGTTAATTCTCCAGTTTATAGCTCTACAGATGGTGGCGAATTATTATTTAATCCTGCGACTAATACACATATAAATATTGACGCTGGGTTATCAACAAATTTTGGTAGTAAGCAAATTACTATATTTTCTGTTTTTACAAATAATGCTGTTGTAAGTAAACCAGGAGCTTTAAGTTTTACAAATAGCGCTTCTCCTGGAGGACTTGCAAACTTTAACGCATTTTATCCGGGAAATAGATTAACTAACAATCAAACGATTCAACAATTGTGGTGGCCGGGTTGGAAGGGTGGAACAAAAACGGACCATGTTTTAGATACATGGTACACCGGAGTGTGGGCTGTTAATAATACAAACATATCATTTTATATTGATAATGTAAGTAACGGCGGTGGTACAGTTAGTTCATTTAGTCCTACTTCTAATACGATTACCAGAATTGGGTACGCTAATGGAGTTGAATCGCACTCGGGTAAAATACAAGTAATGATTGTATATAACAGAATTTTAACAACACAAGAATTGACTGATTTACATAATACTTTTGCTATATAAATGTCCTTCGTTAAACTACAAGACGGTCGCAGCACATATGCACTAGACAGCATACGTCTGCGTAACCAGCGGGAAGCTAGCAGCGCTCCACAGGCAAATACTGTAGAGCTATATATGAAAGAAGGCGTCCTCTACCAAGTTGACGAACAAGGACGTGAAAACAAAGTTAGCATTTTACAAAGTTTACAAGTTATACCGCTAGAAGGTATAACGCAAGCTGAACGCTTAGCCTTGTCAGCAGTTGCTGGCATGATCGTATATGATACGACAAACAATAAACACTACGGCTATGATGGAACAGCTTGGCAAGCTTTGTATTAAAAATGGCTAAACATTTTACAAAAAAGTTTAAAGAAGCCTATGAAAAGGTTTTATTGATAGCGGAGCTTGAAGGGCCAGAGAGGGGCATGCTGGCCTTTCGAGACGCTATGTTAGAGCTGGGACACGAAGAAAGAGTCCGTAACCTTTATAGGGTTCAAGATAAGCTCACAAAGCAAGCTAAGTTTTTTGTACCTAACGCTCCACAAGAGCAGTACTTAAAAACTAAAGATACTAGAAACATTATTCTCAAATGCAGGCAAGTTGGCTTTACAACGCTGAACTGTATCAGAGCACTTGATTATGCATTATGGGAATCCAACATGAGGACTGGCATTTTATGCCACAAACTGCAAGTTGTTAAAACGATTTTTAATGATATCACAAAGTTCTGTTATAATTGGTTTGTACGCGATTGGGGCCATCTTTACAAACCGGTGGAAAAAAGCGACTCTAATACAGCGCTTTCTTTTGCTAGCGATGGTCTTGGCCGTCCCCTGGAGTCTTCTATTCTTGTATTACATGACTTCCGTGGTAAAACGATTCATTTCATGCACGTTTCAGAAGCTGCGCGGATCGAAAAAGACAGGCTAGTAGGATCGCTAAACGGAGTGCCAGACAACGGCGAGATTACTTTAGAATCAACCGCTGCTGGTAGGTCTGGGGAATTTTACAGACTATGGCAAAGCTGGCGAGCTAAAGGAGCTAGCGCTCCTTACAAAGGCTGCTTCGTGCCATGGTATAAACACTATCCGGAAAACCCAGAAGACTGGGATATGCCTGATGGTACAACGCTTACTAATCGAGAGCGAGAGCTACTAAGCTCATATAAGAATAAGATTAGTGAAGCACACATTTTTTGGCGTCGCTGGTGCATTGAAGCAAAGTGTGGAGGGGATGAGGAGCTATTTGAAAACGAATACCCTACCAACGACCAAGATTGCTTTTTAACCGGCGATGCAAACGTGTTCTCAAGTAGCATCCTAAAGATGCAAGACCGGAACACAAGAGACCCTATTTTCGTTGGCCACTTGATTGCAGACGGCAACAAGATGGAAATACACGACGACCCAAAGGGATGCATCGCTATCTGGGAAGAACCTGACCCGTCGCATACTTATTCGATTGGGGCAGATCCCAGTGGCGGTGTGGGTCAAGATAATGGAGCTGCTTATGTCAAAGACAACAAGACTAATAAACTTGTTGCTCGCATTTGGGGTGACCTTGCTCCTGCTGATTTTGCTAGAGAACTATACAAGCTTGGTAGATTTTATAATAACGCTTGGGCATGCGTTGAAGCCAATAATCATGGTCATGTAGTTGTCCATGTGTTAAAAGAAATGGGTTACCGGAATTTATATAAGCGGTCAACCATAGATGAAATGACTAACAAACCGACAAAAAAAGTAGGTTTTGTTACCACGAATCAGACTAAGATTATGATTACCGAGAAGCTTAAGAGTGCTTCTAAAGAAGGTAAACTTATCATACTTGATAAGGAGCTAATCTCGGAAATGTCAACATTTGTTCAAATATCGGGTAAAAGCGGTGGAACTGTAAAGAGACAAGCAACCGCAGACGCACATGATGATTTAGTGATGGCAGCTGCTTTAGCCGAAGAAATGAGTACCTCTCGTAATTGGGATAGCGATGAGCAACCTTCATATGAAGTAAGCGAGTATGCTATTGACCCCGAAACGGGATTTATAATAGGGTAACACATGTATAATCCATTTGACAGAGACGTAAACGAAGCTCCTGAGCGTGATAAAGAGATTCATGCTGTACGTGTCGTTCGTGCTTTTATGACAAAAAGCGACGAATACCGTGAGCCACATGTTGAAATCGCTCGCAAATCTCGTGAAATCTATGAAAACTGGTCTCCTGCTAGCCGTTCTATCGTTCAACGAGCCAACCTTAAACTACCTTTCGGGTTTACTATCATCGAAACCCAAACTCCACAGATTATTGACATCTTTTTCCGCGGTGGTTCTGTCATTTCTTTCAAAGGACAGGACGCTGAGGATGCACAATTTGAAGATCCTATCACCGATTTCCACGTCCATCAATTTGAAGAGATGGGATTCCAAGCCAAAACAGCTGCTTTTATCAAAGCTATGCTATTAGACGGTACTGCTTTTGCAAAAGTACCCTATCGCTACAAAGAAATTGAGACCATGCGAAGGACTACGCAAGTAGACCCACAATCTGGCGTATCCGTATCTATTAAAGTACCTACCACAGAAGTCTTATTCGACGGTCCTGACCTAGAACTTATCCCCATTTATGACTTTTTTCCTGACTGGACAGTTAAAAAGCCTGGCGATATCGCCTCCATGCGCGCATGCGTACACAGGACTTTCAAAACTGTAGCTAGCCTTAAAGCAAATCCACTTTACAAAAACGTAGACGAACTAGAGTATAGCGTTGCAACTAAAGGTTCTGACGCTTGGACTAGACCTTACTACTCCGACGCTTATAAAGACGAATTCGATAAGCTCAATGATAATGAGGAGGGGGTAAAAGAAGAAGGTCCAGTAGAGGTATGGGAATACTGGGGGCTATTCGACCCTAAAGGTGACGGTGAATTCGAAGAATATATTATCGTTATCGGTAACGGGGACGTAGTGCTACGTTGCGAGCGTAACTTCTACGATTACAAGTTTAAGCCATTTGTAGCATGCCCCAACTACATCCGAGAGTCTGAATTTTATGGCATACCAGAGCTGATGGCAGTACGCTCACTAATCAAAGAAGCTAACACGCTACGGAACGCTAGGCTCGATAACATTAACTTGTCGGTAAACCCAATGTGGATTGCAGACCGGGCCGCAGGAATCAACACCAAGAGCTTGTTCTCTAGACCAAACGGGGTTATCTGGACAAACGACGTCAACGCAATAAGACCCCTCCCACCCCTAGATCCTTCGATTGGATCTCGTGAGGAAATGGCATTCATCCAGAATGACATCCAAAACGCTACCGCCATGGTTAACGCTGCACCTGTTGCATCAAACTTAGGCAAACAATTTGGACGTTCAGCCACTGGAGTCAACTTTATTCAAAGCTTTGCTAGCTCACGTATCAGCTTAAAAGCTCGCATGCTAGCTGAAATGTACTTTAAACAAGTAGCTAAGATTATGCTACTTACTAATCGGCAGTTTGTAACCGAAGAAAAATGGGTACGCGTACTAGACCCCAATACGCCAAACCCCTTCGTGCAATTACCGCCAGATGCATTTTTCAGGGCCTTCGATTTCCACGTCGAGACAACGTTGGAAAATGGAGGCCCAGAGGGGCAGTTTCAAAAGATACAAACCGTATCGCAAATCCTGCAGGCTGTAGAAAACAGCCAGCCTGGTACTATTAAGAGTGAAGTGATACTAGAAGCTCTCTTGCGGCCTCTATTAGGTCGCCAAGTTAAACGCTTTGTAAACACACCAGAAGAACGGCAACAAATGCAAATGCAGCAAATGGCAGCTCAGCAAGCTATTAACGCTCAGCAAGGAGCAGCAGCTCCTCAGCCTAACGCAGCTCAACCTGAGCTAGGTGTTAACCCAACTATGGATGCATTAGCAGCACTAGGACTAGGACAATAATATGTTATACGAAAACGAAAGCATAAAGCTATGGAATCCTGAGACCGGAGAACTCTCTGGTAAGGAAGAAGTTATCGATAGCGAAGTTACACGCGTTATTGAAGAAGGTTATGCTGTTCAAGCAATGGCACGCAGTGCTGGCTGGGAAATCATTGCTAACTTATTAAAAGATACTTGTATAGATTTAAAAGATAAACTCGCTTATGAAAGCGATATCGAAAAGTTTCGGCGCCTCCAAGAAGCCGTAAAAGCTTACCAAAATGTCTTGACCTTTGTCGATTATAAAATCGCCGAAGGCAAGGCTTTGGAAGAACAACAAAAACAGTCCCCTGATGAGGGCTAAACTGTAGGAGGATAACATGACAGACGAGAAAATCGCGCAGCCACAAGCGACCTCGCAAGAAAGCCAGGCTGAAGCTTCAATTCAGCCGCAGACCCCTGAGATCTCTACTCAAGGACAATCTGACGCAGTGGAAGAGGCAAACTCAATACCTGAGAAATTCGTTGGAAAGTCTCCAATGGAGATTATCCAGGCCTATCGCGAACTCGAAAGAGATCGTGGAAGGTTAGCATCAGAGTTGGGTTCTACTCGAAAAGAGAGGGAGTCGTTAGAGGAACAGTATCGTGCTCTTGAGCGGGAACGAATCGCTCAATCGCAGATGCCTACACAGCGACCGCCAAAAGTGGTAGAACTAGAGGAAGAACTGGACCCCGTTTCTGTATTCGAGTCCAAGTTTGAAGAAGATCCGAAAGAAGCTATTAAAGCTGCTCTTAAAGGGCTTAATCAATCGGTATCTAGTAAATTCAAACAACAGACTCTGCAGCAGATTCAAGCAGAAGGCGCTGAATACTACTGGACACAGAAAAAGGCAAATCCAGATTATGCCCGTCGTGAGCCACTTATGCAGCAGCTAGCATCGGAGCTTCAAGATATCGTTAAGCCTGAGTTTCTTAACTCTGCAAAAGTGTTAAAAGCTTTAGACTTAATGTCAAAAGGAGCTGACCTAGATTACTATTCTAAGCAAGCTGTTGAGCGCGTTCAGAAAGATGGTCTTTCTGTGCGATCAGAAAAACAACGAGCGCAGTCCGAATCCGCCGTATCATACGGCGACAAGTCCGTGTCATTCGAAAAATTATCATTAGACGAAATGAGACGAGCACTTGGTCGGTCTGACGATTAGGAGTAATAAATGGCTACTTCAACTACATCAACGAATGCAGCAAATCTGCATTTGTATTATGAAAAGAAGCTGTTATCGGTCCTTGAGCCTCGTCTTGTCCTTATGCCTCTTGGAAAAAAACAACGTCTTCCAAAAGGAAATGGAAAGCAGGTTAAATGGTTACGATACAGCGCAATTGCTGGTTCAACCAGTCCGCTGACTGAAGGTACACCACCTTCTGAAATCAGCTTCAGCACCTCGAACGTAACAGCAGATATCGTTCAATACGGACAATATGCTAAAGTGTCTGATCTTTTGTCAGATACAGCGATTGATCCAGTGTTGGAGAATCTGTCTGAGCGTTTCGGTATTGCTGCTTCAAAGACGATCGAAGAGTTGATCGTTTCTGAATTAGCAAATAACTGTGCTAACCAAAACGTAGCAAATGCTGCAAACTTTGCTGCTATCACATCTGCCGATGTTCTTACTCACAAAGAACTTATCGAAGCTATGATCAGCCAAAAAGCAGCTTTCATTGGACCACACGAGTCTGGTGACTATGTTGTGGTATTGCATCCACGAGCTGAGTACGATCTATTGTCTGATAGCCAAGCTGGTAGCTGGCTAGACATCCAGAAGTACACTGATAACCGTCCTTTAATGAACGGTGAAATCGGCAGAATGTACGGAATGAGATTCCTCGTTTCTGACAAAATGCTGACCTCAGTTGGAACTGGATCGGGTGGAATTGACGTTTGTCAATCATTCGTGGTCGGTGAAGAAGCATTTGGATGTGTGGAGCTTAACGGCGACGCCATGAAAATGTTTATCAAAAGACACGGTTCTGCAGGTGCTAACGATCCTCTGGATCAGTTTGCAACTGTTGGATACAAGATTCACGGCTTTGTTGCCAAGTATCTTGATGCTGGTTCTAAGCGAGTAATCGCAGTGAATGGCGCATCCGCGTTATAATATGGGGAGGGGGTGGGGAGACCTGCCCCCGACTTTACTGTCAATGGCTTTTACACTAATACCTTGGGAGCAACCAAAGATGCTATTACTGAATCTGCAGCGCAGGTTAAAGCAATTAGATACCAAACTGTATATTGACACTGATAGCACGCAAGTACGTGAAAACGGGCTTAAATTTGCCCCTTTATATTTAAAAAAAGCTAGACGGTCAGAATCACGTGTACAAAAAGCAGACAGAAATGCTGTCCATGAAGGGCATGCCAAATATTTAGACGCTTTAGAAAGTGGCGTAATGGATACGTATGTAACTGCGATTTGTCTTGACTTTATCCCAGAATATGATATATTCAATATGGAGTATACGAAATTAGCGGTACTGGGGTGGAGATCGCTAGCTTTAATGCTAGCTGAGAGAAAGATAGCACCGCTAGATAAAATTAAAAAAGTTTTTGAGTGCGAAGGATTAGGCGATTCTGATTACGACCGGGCCTCGTTCTTCGGTAAAATAGAAATTGCAAAGAGGTTAGCATAATGACTTTCGTAGGTTTTAATTACGGTCAAATAAAAGACATGATCGTAAACTATATTGGTAAAGCACCTGAAGATTTAGAGTTTCAACGCTACATGCGACAGATGCTAGTGTTAGCAGAAATGCGGTATTACAAAATGCACGACTGGAGCTTTTTAAGAAAGACTGATTTAAGTCTTCCGGTAGTTTCTGGTACTGCAGAGTATAATTTAGCATTTACTATCAATGCTGCTAACTTTACGATGGCGGCTAACGAAGTCGAAACTATTAGGGCTGAAGCAGATAACGTAGTTTTAAAACGTGTTATACTTGACGAGATCAGGCGATTAGACCCGGATAACAATGATGGCTCTGCAAATGATACGCCCTCCTACTGGTCAGTAGCAGGTGAAAATCGTATTCGTATTTGGCCTCCTACCACAAAAAATATTACATTAAAGATTGATGGTAAAGTTATTCCTATTTTACCAGACCCGACTGATACAGTTACATCAAACTTTGATAACCAATACCCGCAAATTCCTCTTCGATTTCAAGAGGGGTTTATTGAATACATTAAAGCAATGGCATTAGATCGTGAAAACGATGACCGCGCTCTTGCTAAAAAGCAAGAAGCTATGACGCTTATCTTGCAAGATATACAGTCTGACCTTGAAGTTGATGATCGCATTCGTTCAATGGAAGAGTTTAGATACGATGGTATTGGTAGTTTGTTAGATATCCCTGGCTTTAGACCTTGGGATTAATTTCGGAGCATCGCAAGAATGGGTACAAACCGTTACGTAGAAGAACTAGAATATAGTGATGCTAAAGGCTTAGATACAACTTCGCCTATAAATTTACTAGCTCCTGGTTTCGTCCGCGTTGCAAATAATGTTAATCTCGGATATACTGGTGGTTATAGCAAACGAAGCGGGTATGCAAATCAGTTTTTGGTTGCTAATCAGTTAAACGGGTTTTCGATTAGGCAAGGTTTAGAGTATCGTTACAAGTTTCAAGCTAATACAGCACCTTTGACTGAGATTCTGCTATATGCCACAGATAATAGTACAACCGGTCGATTAGGTAAAATACAGTCAGGAGTGTTCACCGATTTACAGGATAACAGTGGCTCGAATCTAGTGTTAACTGCTACAGTTAGACCTACGTTTGCACAGGTGAATAACAGTCTTTTTGTATTTAATGGTGCTGATGCACCGTTTGTGTATGAACAAAATGTTGAGTACACAAGACTAGCTGGAATTGATCCGCCAGCAGCAGCTCCCACTGGTACTTTAGCAGTTGGTACTGATTTAAATGTTGGCGATTATGTATACGCGTACACATACGCTTTTGAACAAGATGGTCAGATTATAGCTGAGAGTAGCCCTTCGCCATTGTCAGCTACGATTACTACAACATCTGGAAATCAACGTGTTAGCCTAGTGCTATCCTCATTCCCAGATGATTCGTTTGGCAATCAAAATTTATCACACTTAACAGTGTACATTAGGTTATGGCGTACGGTTGTAAACGGTAGTATTTTGTTTTTGGAAAAGGGAGATATCCCTGCTATTTCCGTAAACCCAACTATTACCTATGTATCAGAAGCATCAGATGATGCTTTGTTACCTGAGCAAATGCCGTTTGACAATACTAAGTTAACGGAATACACAGATTATGCACAAGCTAGGTTCCCAGTCGTTGCAAGAAACAGACTCGTAGTATTTCATCCTACGGTTAACAAAGGTCGTTTTTCAAAGATTGGCGTGAATGGTCCACTGCCAGAAAGTTTTCCGGTAACCCATGAATTTTCAGTAGAAGGTAAATTCGGAGCTGCAGATGGGCTAGTAGGATGCGGTCAAATTAAAGGTGTGCCAATTGTTTTAAAAGAGAGATCGATTGGTCGCTTAGAAGAAATCGGTTTACCAGACCTAGGCAATAGTGAAGATAACGTAGCATATCTGTACCGAGAAATTTCTGAAACAGTAGGAGCAGTATCTAACTTTGCACAATGCCAGGTATTTGACGAGCTTATCTTTTTAGGTCGTGATAACATATACGCTACGGACGGTCAAAACGTACGACCAATTGCAACACAGATTCAGTCGATTATTAAGGCAGCTGACTTTAGCGGGTTGAAAGCTGAAAAGCTTTCTGCAATTAATGATACAAAGAACCGTCGCATTTATATGCAGATTTGTGAGAATACATCGGAAGCTGAGCCTAACATCACACTAGTTGGTGACTATCAGCAGTATCCCACATTTCGTTGGACTACGTATGAAAAGGGACCCGAAGCTAACATGCCAGGGATTAAAGCTGGCTGCTTCTTTCAAACTGAAGCTACTGCAAGTGGCGGGCTAGACATCTATTTTGGCTCTGCAACTGATGAGGGGCAATATTATAAAATGAACACCGGCGGCTCGGATTTAAAAACTGAGCGCGACGCGGTCTCTATCACCCCCTCCATACCATACATGCGCCTCGTTAGCAGGCCGTATATGTTCGGGCAGCCGATGATAACAAAGCTGTACAAAACAGCTAAGATCTATGCGGAAGGTCAGGCACAAAGCTATGACTTTAAGTTTGGAGCAATATTTGATTTAGCACAAGCTCCAGTAAACACACTTTCGTTATTCGTTCCAGGCACTGGAACAACATGGGATTTTTTTAATTGGGCACCGCCAGTAAACGTAAGTACGTTAATCTGGTCTGGGCAAGCGTTAAACGAGTTTAAGTACACGACGCATCGCAAAGCCCAAATGATGCAATTAGTTTTTACACAAGACGACCTAGATGCACCAGCGACTCTCCTCGGTTGGGGAGTATCGGGGAGCATCTTTTCGGGTATTTAGGAGACTAAAATGGGAGTACCTTCAGTAACAGCAAGCGCTTCGAGCGCAACATATCACAGCTACAATGCAAACCTAGATGCCTCACCAGTTCTTGTTTTCCAAGGACGAGGAAACCTTTATGGTTTCTTAGTCGAGGACAATAGTGGTGATGACATCTTCGTACAAGTGTTTGATGCTGCATCAGCAGCCTCAGTCACAGTAGGAGTAACCGTACCAGTTTTTACCTTTAGAGTAAAAGCTGACCAAGCATTCGGTAAGGATGTCAATGACAGCCCTTACAAATTCTTTGCTAACGGCTGCGTAGTAGCAGTAACAACCTTAAGAAACAACAGCGTATCGCCTTCTGCAGGCGCTGCAGCTCAGTTCTGGTTTGTTAACCGTCAGCCTTAATAGGAGTTAGAGATGGCAACGCTTATTTTACCGTATCCAGCGTTTACAGCAGGTACACCTGCCGTCGCAGCGGAAGTACAAGATAACTTTACAACTATACGTGACCATATAAATGGTCAGAATATCGGTACTGCTAACCTTGAGAGTACTTTAGTATCTCGTGTTGGCGGACCTATCTTGTTTTTGAATCAAGCTAGCCAGGAGCAAATTGCTCTTAGCATTCTTAATTCACGGACAAAGTCAGCGTTGCAAATCACTCAAAGTGCAGTTTTAGGTGCTGGTAGTTCTATTATACATATTGATGATAATGCTACGCAGACGACTGGAGATGCTAATTTATTCTTAGACTTGCAGCCGTTATCAACAATACCTGCTATTTTAGTAAAGCATGGCGCAGTTGAGACGATGAGTTTAACTAAGACTCAGTTAAACTTATTTAATAGTACAGTACACGCTACAAATAGCACATTATCCCTTTTTACGAATGCTGTTGAATTTAGTAATGCTCGAATTAAATTACCAGTTAGAACTGGCGCTGAAAGAGATACAGTAACTCAAGAAGGTTCAATACTTTATAATACTACGGATAAAAGAGTACAATATAGGACTGATACAGAGTGGAGGGATTTTACACCGTCAGGGGTTATTCAAATGTTTGCAGGTACCTCAGCGCCGACAGGGTGGTTATTTTGTAATGGGGCAGTCATATCACAAACAACATATGCCACTTTATTTGCAGTAATTGGTACAACATATAACACAACTGGTGAGGGTGCTGGTAATTTCAGATTACCTAATTTTGTTGGGATTTTTCCACGCGGCTGTGAAATGGGGGGTATAACTACACAAGATATTTCTGGTATAACTTATACGGGTGGTAGTTTAAATACAAAACAAGCAGACCAAATGCAAGGGCACATTCATAATCAAACAGGTACTTCTACAACCAATACAGATCTAGGCACTATCCCAAAACTACAACCAGCGGATAACAAAATAAACTCAGCGTATGATACAAATGTCCCAAAATCAGATGGTACAAATGGCACTCCACGTACCGGGACAGAAACCAGACCAGCAAATATTGCAATAGCATATATAATTAAAACATAACATGCACTTCCGACGCGTAACATCACAAGACCTACCCCTCTTAATCGAGTGGGCAACCGATGAAAGATACGACGAGTTCTTTCGTAGGATTCCTCCAGTCTGTGACTGGTCGCATCCAGCATTGGTTGAAAGTTCATTTGCAAACTTTTACATCATGATGAAAGATGGGCGTGAGTTAGGGCTAGCGTCAATGGGGATTGAAGACCCCTATGCTAAAGTATTTAAAGTAGGGGGCCTACTCGTAGCAGGGCATACAATGGACGAAAGCAAGCTAATGCTAGACTATATGGTAGACCTTGCATTTAATAAGCTTAGCATGAATAAGATTATTACAATAATCCTAGCTCACCGGCACAAGCTACACGAGAGATTTTTAGGATACGGTTTCAGGTTAGAGGGGGTGTTTAAAGAATCGGCACTCCATCGAGGCAAACTAGCAGACGAGCACCAATACGCTCTAAGGAGAGAAGAATGGCAGGCATCTTCGGCGGCTCAGCTGGGCCGGTAGGCAGTAACATCTCAGACTATACAAGTTTACCCAATGCACCGGGCATGTCAGGCATGGGTCCCGTAGCAAGCGGTCAGCAGTATGGCCAGTTCTTGCAGTCGCAGCAGCCTAGTGCTCTTGAGCAGTTTGGCGCTGGACTACAAAACGCTGGGCAAAGTTACAAGGATATTTCGTCAATGTTTGCACCACAGCAGCCAATGCAGTTTAATCAATTAATGCCGGCTAGGCCACAGGTCCAGCTGCAGCAATCTAATCTTATGGACTTTTTAAATATGTTGGGAGGACCTCGATAATGCGTAACCTATGGAAAGCCTGTTTAGCAATAGCAGGTGTAATTGCAATCTACAAACTAAGAAATTTATTTAATGTGGATGGTCTTATTTTAGCTGACCCTGTTACTGGAGCTATTGCTGGTGGTTTAGCACTAGGTCAAGGCATGTTTGGCACTAGCAGTAAACAACAACAAAACCAGAGGCAATACACGCAATTTAGGCCAGAAGACCTAGCTGCTATTGAAGCAGCTCGTGGGGGCTTCCAACAAGGAGTGCAGGGTTTACTTGGTCAAACTGAGGCTTCTAGAGAAGCTCTTAGACAAGGGTTTATACAACCTACAAGTCAATTTCAATTTGCTCAAGCACCGGATGCGATGACTAGAGCTATTGCAGCTCAGGCTACTCAAGGCCTAGGACAGCAAGCTGCAGCTCAACGCCAGCAGTTAGCTCAGCAGTTTAGAGGACCAGTAGGTCAGATTTTAGGACGACAAGCTGAAATGCAATCACGCTTGCAGCAAAACCCGCTGCTATTCCAAGCTTTCCAACAACAGCAAGGTAGAGAGTTAGCTCAAGCGCAACAGCAAACGGCAATGCAACAAGCTGCTAACCAAGCATTGTTACAACGAGAGCAAGCTTTAACTGGATTAGCTGGTACTGGTATGTCAGCTCAACAACAATTATTAGCTCAGCAGTTGGGACTAGGACAAGCCCTAGGAGAGCAAAGAACAGAAGCGCTAGCACGCGGTCGCTCTGGTGGATTATTTAGTAAATAAGAGGGTATCATGGCAAACGGATTCTTATTCGACAGTGAACAAATTCAGCAGTCTCCGCAGCAGCAACAGCTAGCTGCGCAACAGCCAACTCCGGCTCAGGGGCAGGGTAAGAACTTACTAAGTTTCTTAGGAGATTTAGGCACTGGATTACTTCGTGGTATCGAAGCTGCAGGCGCTTCATATGCTGCAACTCAAGGTCGGCCACAAATGTTAGAGGCTATTCAAGCACGTAAACAGCAGCAAAATTTATTAACGCAATTGCAAAGCATCTCTAAGCAAGAAATGGAAGGCCCGTTTGGAGGAGCGCTATCGCAAGCTTTAAACATGGGCGATCTGCAAGGCGCTCAAAAAATTGTTAGCAATATTCCTAAGTATCGTGAACTTGAAAAGACTTTGCCATCATTAGACCTTTCTGAAGCTGAGCGACAGTCAGTAAAAGCAATTGGCGCTCTAGACCCGCAAATTGCACTAGATTTAACGAAACGAATTCTTGGTGAGAAAGCAGTATTAGGAAGACAAAAAGAAGTAGTAGCAACTACTGAAGCCGCTAGAAGCGCTAGAGAGGAACGTAAACTAGCTAGACAAGAAGCAAAGCTTCCAGGAGCAGTAGTAGCACGGGCTATTAAAGAAGGGCAAGTTACAGCTGACGATATCCCTGGTATTGTTGGAGTATTGCAATCCTCTGGCGTAAAATTACCCACTAACGAAAATGAGGCTAGACTTTTTGCAAGCCGTGTGTTAGAATCGCCTGAGATTAAAAAGCTTATCCCAAAGAAAGATGAGCGTGGATTTTTTAGACGTATGATTGATGCATTTTCACCCAAGCAAGCGCCAGCTGCTGCAACACCCGCTCCGGTAATCCCAACGCCAGCAGCCCCCGCTGCTCCAGCTGCCCGTAAACGCTTTAACCCTCAGACAGGTCAACTTGAATAATGCCACAAATAATCGAAATACCAAATGTCGGAGAAGTAGAGTTTCCTGATACGATGAGCGAAGCGGATATTTCCGCAGCTGCTCAAAAACTGTACCAGCAATCTGCCCCTATCCAAGCGCCTACGGAAGTAGCACTGCCTACGGTTAGTGAATTAGATATTCCTGCTATGGAAGCCGCTAGGCGTGAACAAATGCCTAGTCCAGCTGAGCAATTGCAAGACTTACGGCAACAATCAGAGCGCTTTAAACAAGCTTTCGTTGCAGGCCAAGCATCCTTACCTCTAGGCATATTGCAAGCGCAAGAACAATTTCAACAGCGAATACCAGCTGTGCAAGCATTGAAAGAGATGGGCATTGAAGTGCCGTCTTTACGACAAGAGTTAGCAGCTACGCTGCCTACTCCACTAGCAGAAACAGTTACATTCGAGCCAAAAGGCTTAGCTGAAACTGGGGTGATGATTGGAGGGGGGTTATTAGCATTCGAAGAGCCTGCATTGCAAGCCGCCGCTAAACTTGGCAAGGCTGCAAGCAAGGTTCAAGAAAAAGTCACAGCCTACGACGATGCTGCCGGTGCTCTATTTAAGCGTGGTCAGCTAGGCGAAGCCCAAGCTCGCTATGAGTTACCTGCTGTTAATGCTCTTACTTTAAATGCTGATGAAGTTAAGAAAGCTAAGGGCTTAGAAAAAACTTTATCACGACAAGAAAATCTTATTGCCCGTATCGATCAGCAGCAGTTAGCACTTGAGGCACTGCCTAATAAAACTTTAGAGCAATCACTAGAAGTTGCTAAGTTAAAAGGGCAATCAAATAAAGCCTACCAAAAATACTATACCACAATTCGTGACAATCAGCAAATCCTTGAATCCGAGCCTTATAAGCTTATCAAAAAAACTCAAGCCGAATTTAACGGTAAAGTTATAACCGTCAATAACAAAGAAGTACCTGCATTTTCACAAGCTATCAGTAGCAAAGGTGTATACGTACCACCTGCTGAAATGGACGTATTGATGAATCCTACGCAGCCACTTTCAAAGCCCGGTATTGGTGGGGCACTTAACCGCATCTCTGCTGGTCCACTTTCTACCACTGACCATCTTCGATTAATTCAAGAAGCAGATGGCAACCGATTGCAAGGGCCTTTGTATAAATTACTAGTCGAGCCTGCTGAAATTGCAACGAGAGATCGACAAGTGTGGGCAAACAAAGTTAAAGAAGAATTTAGACTGAAAGCCCAAGAACTAGGCTTGAACAACATGTCTAAGGAAAGAAATAAGTTTATATTCAGAGTAGCTGACGGTAAGATTCCTAGAGAAACAGCAAACCTAACCCCTCAAGAAAATGAATTTATAAACTTCTTTACAAAGAATTACAGTGACTGGATTGATATGGCAAACGCAAAGCGAGCTGAACGCGGAATGGATTTGATTAAAAAGCGTCAGAACTATATCACGCACATTACCGAGATGTCTTTATTTGACGAGTTAGGATTCGGTATTGATGCTGCTACTGCCGACGTAAAATTATCTAAATTGAAGAAAGCGGAAAAAGCACGCTTTCAATTCGAGAAAGCCCGTACCGGTGAGCAAGCTATAGAAGATGTTTTTGGTGCAGTTGAACGCTATGCGGACTCGATTAGTAAACAAATTTACTATACGGATACAGCTGCCGTATTGCAAGCACGAACGGACGTAATTACTGACCCAGCTCTTAAAGTCGCTCAACAGCGATTTCTTAATGAAGCTTTTTTGGGGCAACTTGATTTTAAAGACGAGGTGTTAGTACAGTTAGGTATGCGTGGTCCATTAAACCTTGCAGCAAAACTTAGCTCTAACTTTACAACGGCTGCTATTCTGGGTAACATTAACGTCTTAGCATCTCAGTTCAGCCAAATCCCAGCCACTGTTAAAGAGGCTGGTACATGGCCTGCACTAGTCGGACTATATCGTGCAGCTAGACCCCTTCCAAAAGAGGTTGCAAATGCGTCGTCGTTCTTAACTTTACGACAAATCTCTGATGAAGTAATACCATTAAAAAGTACTGTCCTAAATAAAGCACAAGACTTTGTTCTCAAAGGCCTAGAATTTACTGACAAATACGTAGCACGGGCTAGCTGGGAAGCTGGCTTTGTAAATGCTAAGCGGCGTGGATTTAGCAACGAAGCTGCTATTAAGCATGCAGATGATATTGCTCGCATGTTACATGCTAACTATGGTAACATTTATAAGCCCGCTTTATTGAGGGGTCAAACTGGTAAAGCTGCGCTGCCTTTGCAATCGTTTTTCTTAAACTTTTGGAACTACCTGTCAAAAGACCAAAAGGCTCTTGCTGAGTTAAAAAATACTACTCGCCTACGAGAAACCATGAAAGCTATCGGCGCTATGGCAGCTGCAAATCAGGTTTACCGAGCTGTAGGATTACCTGATGTATTTGCAGTTAATGTTCCTGAGTCAACTGAACCGGAAGAAATATTGCGCGCAACACGAGCCAACATAGTTGGCAATGTACCCGTTGCAAAGATACTGCTCGAAGGAGTACAGCCGCCTGCAAGTCGTATTGTAACCTCTGAGGCAGGGATGAAAAAAGATAGCGTGATGCGTAATGCGTACACGCTAGCATTCAGTGATGACCCTGATAAAAAAGAGGAGGCCTTAAAGTCTCTGCGTAAATCAGGATTTAAGTTTGTGCCGGGCGGTATTCAGATTAACAAAACGCTTGACGGCATGGAAGCTTCAAGAGATGGTTATGTAAATATTGGTCGAGAGATTATACCGTTGACTGCTGAAGATCGCCGTCTTGCACCTATCGTAGGAAAGTATCAAGTACCAAGTGTGGTTAAGGCACGTAAAGAGATGGATCGCAGGCGTATGAAAAGATTCTTGGAGGGTAAGTAAATGCTTCCAAAAATGCCACCGCCAATGTTACCTCAACCAATTAATCAACCAGCAGTTATACGTAGTTCATTACAACCGCCACAACAAATCCCGTCATTGCTACAAATTCTTGGTCAGTTTGCTACTCCTGAAAATCGACAAGCAGGTAAAGAAGAAGCATCTCAGTTTCAATTATCCGATGAATTTTTTGATAAATATGGCAATTGGTTAATAGCCTCCACACCTAAGCCCGTTGAAAATAAATCAAAAACACACAGAGTTAGTTTACAAAATCCAGAAACTGGTGAAATACAGCAGTTTGAATTAACTGGAGATAAAAACTCTCGGACACTTAATCCGGGTAATGTTGCAACAACACAAGGCCAAATAGGTGGAGTACCGTTAGGCAAACCCCTAAGTTCTGTGTTTGATGTGGGAGCGCGGAAAACTATTTTGAGTAAAACGGCAAGACCCGTTTTGATAAAACAAAACGAAGGTGATACAATGCTAACGGAAATTCCCGGTAGCAATAAGACATACATGGAAAAAAATCTAAAAGATTTTGTTCGAACATACTTGCCAGAAAATATAACCATCAATGCCCCTAAGAATCTTGCGGACGTAGACCGGATATTAAAGTTAAAAGGACGAGATCAGCAGTCAGTTTACAGTGCTGAAGACAAAGCCAAAATCTCTAAAATACTGTCCTCAAACAAATCAGAAAAACAAAAATTAGAAGAGATACGGGAATTTCCTCGATTGTTATTTCAAGAAAATTCTGAAAAAGAACAAGAAGCATACTACAATAAATTACGAGCAAATATTAAATTGAAATTTAATGTCAATCTTCCTAAATGGGCAAAAGCAGATTCAGACACAACTGCACTACAAAGTTTTTTAAATAGTCCAGAGCGAATTGCACAAATGGAACGTTTTATTATGAAAGCTGAAGGCGGTAAATTGCAGAGTTTTAAAAGGGTACGATAATGACTTTTGAGCAAATAGCAGAAATTTTACAGGCAGTCCTCGCACTAGTAGGAGCATTAAAAGTAATTTCGCGTTACACTCCTTGGAAGTGGGACGACGCAATCTTTAACCTATTCGACCATAAGGATGACATAAAATGAGTTTAGAACAACTATTTCATAACATTGACAAACGGCTTGCAGTTATCGAAGCGTTAAGCGAAGCCCATACGATCGATACCTCTCGTCAATTAGATGAACTAAAACAGGATGTGCTAAAAGTGAGAGAAGAAGTAGGTAAGTTAAAAATACGGGTAGCCGGTATTGCTTCTACCATTTCATTAGTTATAGCAATCGCATTCAAATACTGGAGTAAATAATGGTAAGCTTAATATTGCTGCTCGTCGGGGTAGCATCCCTTGGTATGTTCTCACCTAATTCGACTGCCTTTCACTACTATGATCCGGTAAGTTTGAAGTGGTTCTTACGAATCTTTACTCACATGGTTTCACACGGCGATGTTTATCATCTCGCCGGTAACTTTCTCTTTGGCTTTCCATTTATGCTATACGCTGAGTACCGTATCAACAACTGGAAAACCTTTCTTAAATTATTCTTCTACTGTGGGCTTGCAGCTCTCGCAGGGCAGCGCCTCATTGAAGTCTTTAGCCCTTTAAAAACCATTGGCGTTATAGGCTCTAGCGGTGCTATCTTTGGTATTGCAGCTTTCTCTCTTGCTATTGCAAACGAGACGAAGCCGCTTAGACTTTTCAGTCTAGCGGCCTTATCATTCTATCTATTTACGCAAGGTCAAGCTACTTATCTACAACTAAAAGGTTTAACTTGGGGCATTGCATATGGCGCTCATTTGGCCGGTATGCTAGCCGGTATAGCCATAGCATGGCTTATTCGTCGTCGTCTTCGTCCTTGTCCTCATAAGGGTCGTCAAGATCAAAGCCGCCCTCGAAAACGATCTCGCGGTGTTCGCGGTAAGAAGAGCCGTATTGCTCCTCCAAAGAAATAACGCGGTCTTCGATACGATCTAGCAGCGTTCGCATATACTTAAACTGCTCATCCATTAGGTTGATCTTTTTTACGATGATGCTGATCTGTTCTTTTTGTGTCATTTAGATCTCCTTTTTGCGGTTAATTTCTTTCCGATCTTAACGTCACGCATTTCAATCACTGCGCCCTTGATGATAGAAAATTGCTCCGCATTTTCATCTAACCTACCATCAGCTAACCATACCGCTACTGAGTATGCTACATCTGTCTCTGCTACAACTGCCCCTACTACCTCACATACAATAGGCCTAGCCCTTCCGCCTGACCAATGGGCATGGTCCCAGAATTGGAAGTATCGTAATTTAGCGCGTTGCTTCATAGAGCCTCCTAAAAAATTCTTGAATGCTTTCTTGAGAATACGCATTTAGAGGTTTAGCATATTTATACATTATGTCTTCCGAATTAGGATGGTGCTCCATCCCAAGACAATGCCCAATCTCGTGCCATAATACTGAGTTAACCCACTCTTGCCCATAGAAATATGATCGCTCTGCCATTTGAATACGACAAGGCTCCTCAGATATCCATGCTACACCTAAAATGTATGCTTGAAATAAATTATCTAACTCAGCGTTAGGGGCATACTCAACAACCATATAGTGGTTGTCTTCAGTACCAAACTGTATGGTCATATTCTTACTTTGAATCTGCAGTTGTGTTAAAGCATGCGCAGTACTAAGGTACTGCTCTTGCGGCATTTTAATATATATGCCAACACTATTCTGACCAGTTATATGACCACAGCCCGCTAGTAATAGTGCTAGTATAATC